CATCTGGACTCCAGTTAAGAAAAAGGTTGCACCTGCCGTAGTTGCATGAGCGTTTTGTGCATGACCATAAGCCCATGTTGCTGTAGAATAACTACCCCAAGAAGTTCTGTCTGTAGAATTATAGCCACTACCTGCGGATATGTTCCATACAGGACGTAAACCTTCTCCATTGTCATCATTAATAGTACCGCCTGTATCCCCTTCAAAGGTGAAAGTTTTATATTCCCATGTATTCGCTGATGATATAGTATAAGTTTTATTAAGTATTCTATTGCCGTCTGCCTGATATAATGATGAATTAAAAGTTCCAGTAATAGATGATTTTACCCAAAATGATAAAGTGACAGGTTTAGCATCTGAAGTTCCGTAACATAACTCTCTAACATTTTGTGCTTCTATCTTCTGTTCTATCCAAAGTGCTTCGTTAGAAGCTACTGCACTTTCTGCTGTACCAGTTGTCCACTTTAAAGAATGTGTAAGTCCTGTTCCGCTAGGAGCATCAGCAACTTGTGCAAATGTTCCGTCTAATTCATCTGTATTAGTAATATGAGCCTGAAACCTATCTGTAGTATATGATGATACTGTGCCATCGTGAGCAAAACTAGTGCTAGTACCTCTTTGTGCTACGTTTTGTGCGCCATTTAGAATAAAATTCTTATTACCTAACGAGCTACCTTTGTTCACATTGGCAATAAGTGCCGCTAGTTCTGCTGCTTTACTCATGCTAAATCTCCGAATGAAATATTTGATGCGTCATCAGGGTCTCTTACATTAAAGCCACTATCAACACAATTTAGTTCGTAAGAACTTGTACTAAAAGTTACTCGTCCAGTTGTAGCCAAAAAATAAGAACCTATGTCTATAGAAGTGCCAGTTGCAGAATAGTTTGTGCTACTCATAGCATTTGTAAGATTAACAGTATAATCACCAGTTGAATTATCTGTAATTGAACCTGTATTAAAACTATCTCCGACAGCAGGTGTTTGTTGGTTATAAAATGCCCATTGTTTAGCCAAACCCTGTTGTAGATTTGTCGTGGTGCTATTACCTTCACCTGTGACTGCAATGCTACCTGCTGTGCTAACTCCTGTGAGTGTATTTACTTTGAGTTCAGATGCCATCTAATCACCCACAATATAGTACGCAGGAGACTAATTTAACGTCTGTGCTACTATTCCCTATTGTTACTTTACCTATCGTCTTACTCTTTACAATATCGTCAGACTGTACTTTAGCTGTGCCATCACCGTTGCTTTCAAGTAAGTCACCTCCTGCACACGCACCAGTTACTCTTATTGAACCTATACCTACAGAAGCTATCATTGGCTTATTACCATTCTCAGGATCAAACCTTTGAAGAACACCATATATTCTTTTATCTCCCGAACTATCTGAAACCTTTACCTTTGCGTGGTCTGCTCTAGTTTTACCTTTCTTAGGATGGTCTGCTCCATCTTGAGTATCAGGGTATGTATCTAATTCGTCTATGGTGCTACAAACTGTACCAACTGGTGTGTTGGATGCAATACCAGAACTTTCGTGTAACCCACAAAAACCATTGTAAGAAATTGTAGAGCCTGAACTAGATATTGTACCTTCTTGTGCGTTATCCTGACGTATAGAAATAATAGTTCCGTCATCTGAACCTCTATTTACTAGCAGACAAGTAGTACCATTTGCCTTTTGTAATATTTGACCAGTGGACCGTAATTTAACACCAAGTGAATCTGAGCTATTATCTGTATTAGCCACCAAAAAATTACCACTAGCGTCTAGTCTAGCCTTTTCACCATTGTTAGTATAGTAAAGCATAGCACCGTTTTCACGATTTATAAAGTAATCATCTACACCTATTTGAATAATTTCAAAACCATTGCCAGTACCAGAACCACTGGTGCTGTCCGTTAGTCTTATATTTGAACCACCAGTTCCAGTGTCGTGAACTTGAAGAACTTTTCTACTATAAGAAGTAGTAGGACTTACACCTATACCAACATTTCCGTCAGAATGTACTCGCATTTTCTCCGACCCTGCTATCTTTACTGCAACAACATCATTGGTGGACATATCCAATCCGCTATCGTTGTCTCCACCTTCGTTATGTATTTTGTCTACTCTTAGTTCACTTGTCATTATGCTAAACTCCCTGCTACTTGAAACAATACAGCACCGCAATCCCCATCAGAATCGTTATTATAATTTAATGTGTCTATTCTAAATTGAGTAGTAGTGTATGTAGCTTCCGTATAAGCGTGTAGACCATTCCCTGAACCACTTGCATAAAATACAGTACTACACACAGAATAATTAGCTCCTGTTTCCATTGGATTAGTCATAGTTTCAATTTTTGAACCTGTAGCGTTGTCCGCAGAAGAAGATAAATTAAAACTATCTTGTATTGTAGTATCTACTCCGCTTACAGTACCCCAACATTTAAGAATACCCTGTTGTAGATTTGTAGTTGTACTATTGCCTTCTCCAACAATAGTTATACTACCTGCTGTAGTTCTTCCTGCTATATTATCTAAGACTAGCTTACTTGTCATACTATACTCCAGTGTCCTGCAACAGTTACAGTGCTAGATGAGCCTACTGTAATTGGTCCTGCCGATAATCCATTTGTGCTACTGTCTATTGTAATGTCTGCACTGATAGAGTTGCCATTTGTTCTAATAATTGAGTTGTTGCCTAAGAATGGATAGCGTGTATCTGCCTGTGTCTTAGTGTAGCTATCGGCTACGTCAAACACATCGTAGACTACCATCTCAACTACGTCATTAGCTGATGCTGAACTAACTAGCACCATAGTCGTACCTGTGGTCGCTGTATAGTCCGTGCCACTTTTAAGTAACACCCCATTTTGATAAACGTCCATATACAAACTATCTGAATAGCTGAGTGTCAGAGCGTTAGCATCACTGCCACTAAAAGATGTCTGCCCTGCTGTCGCTTGGTATGTAAAACGGCTACGGACTGAGTTCTTTGGTGATTTACCTATGTATGGCATTTATTTAAGTTCCTGATTTTTTAGCTTGTTCTGCAAATGCCACATCATCAGCATCTTGAATTTCTTTTCTAGTTTTATAGTCACTTCTTGATGTAACTAATGTTACAAAGTCTGCTTGATTACTTGGGATTGGGTCAGTAAAGCTCTCATCATTCATCAGTTTTGTTGTCCACTCTGACTGCATCCTTTTCCAAGCATTATTTACTTTTCCTGTCATAGCGGCTTGTAGCCACGCATCTAGGTCTAGCAAATCATTCTTTAATATAGTTTGTTCTGTGTCTGTAAGTTCTACCGTTAGTGTTAGCTTTGCCATTTGTTTCTCCTTAACATACCAAATAACCTGAAAAATATGATGCCGCATCAAAGTCCGTTTGTGCGGAACCATAGTTTGGAATAACCATTTCAACATGGGCGGTATCATTAGCGTCCATATCTACTAAAGTACTAAAATGAACAGGGTAATAATCTGGATTTGCATCTCCATATCTAGGGTCAATAATCCAAGTCATTGTTACATTACTTGTATTTAATCTTACCTGAAAAATACTATAGCCATGATTAAGAGCTTTTATATAACTAAATAAATTAAAATGATAGCGACCTGTTACTGGAGCAGTAAAAGTATTACTTGCAAAATCTCCGTTTTGGTCAAATCTTTCTGTACCAAACGCTAGAGTTGTAGTAGCATTTACTGCTATATTAAGTTGATTAGATGAAGGATTAACTAAAAAAGCAGATTGTAATGGCTTGGTTACATGACCATTAGCGTCTATAGATATTGCAGTAGAACTTGAAGAAAGGCTTAACCCTTCTACCCCTGCTCCTGTTACTTTAGTTAGTGCCATTTACTTATCCTTATGCGTAAGGGCTAGTACCCAGTGTGCTTGTATCCCAAGCGGCCTTTAGCTTGGTAATATTATCTGCCGCATCAATAGCAGAGGTAGACGTTGCATCTCTCAATGCTTTCTTCTTAGATACACACGCTGATTGTGCAGAACTATCTCCAGCCTCTAACGCTTTCATGTACACTACATCTTCAGCGTCTAATAGAGGTTGACGTACACTCCTAATCTTGTCCTTAAATATCTCTTTTGCCTTTGTCATGTCCTCGCTTATGACATCACCGTTCAGGACCCACGCATTTCTAAAGTGTCGGTCAGAAGGTTTAGTTACACTAGAGGCATCTGCCGTGTTGCCTTTCATGTCTGTAATATATGATTTTGTCATGCTATTCTCCTTATGCAGCTTCTTCTTTTATAACCAAATCCTCGCTAATTTGCCAAGCATTTCGCCATTCACGAGTTGTTGGTAACTGGTCTTTCTTACAAATCACCATTTTGGGTTTGTTCGATTTATCCCAATCACGCCAAACGTGTTCAGGTATGTCCTTCATTATTAAATACTCTATTGCTTCTTCTTCAGTCATAGGACCAATGGGAGGCATATTGTGTAGAAGCTCTGGACCTCTGGTATGTTTTACAAAGTCAGGCTTGTTCTCATCTTTCTTCAGTTCCCAGTAGGATTGTACTGGTGGTAGTATGCCACCCTGTAATGCACAAGCCATCCAGTTTGGGTCTGGGTGTGTGACTTTAGCAGGGTCTTCCATATCATTAGGATCTTCCCACACTATACAGTACTCGCTCCTGTAAGGCTCTAGCTTTTCCTTTGCCCAACATAGACGCTCCCATAAGTGTGTGCCTTGAAACTCTGGTGTTTCTATCATGCTAAATCTCCAAAATAACTAACATAATCTCTGCTCAAATCATAGGCTGTGCTTTGTCCACTAGTTCCTGTGACATAAAAGGTCATGTGCAGTTCTCCTGTGGTTGTTTTATCATCATCTCCAGATGAGTTTATGTGATAACCTCTACCCATACCAACAGCATTACAATTTGCATTACTCATACTATTAGTAAAATTAGTTCTAAACTTACCTGTAGCAGAGTCTGTAACACTGGCATGATTAAAACTATCATTTATAGTTCCTCCTGATGCATCACCATTATAATTTACCCACGCTTTAGCCACACCATTAAATATATAACTCGTATCTAGTGACTTCTCAGTGCCAGTGTTTGCTTGGTCAGACGTTGTGAGCGTGTCAAACGCTATTGTTCCATGTGCTATGCTCATGCTAAGTCTCCATCTACACTAACAAAATTTAATTCCGCATCTTGATAAGAGCCTCCTGACTCAAAAGAACCTAAACTTGTATTAGAAGCTGTATTACCTGTCATGCTACTATGAGATGTTCCCACAGGACAAAAAGCCGATGAGTTGAAATTATTAGTACCATTATACGCATTACTATTTCCAGTAGGACAATGATTTGCACTTGCCATATTTGATGTAAAATTTATATCGTATTGACCTGTTCCTTGGTCAGTTAAAGAACCACAATTAAAGCTATCCCTATGTGCTATAGTTCCAGTGCCGTTAAAATTAGTCCAAGCCTTCGCCAAACCCTGTTGCATATTAGTGGTATTAGAACCACCTTCGCCTGTCACCACGATAGACCCTGCGGAGGTTTTGCCTGTTAATGTGTTTAGTAGGAGTGTACTCATCCTATCAACGCTCCATAAAAAGTACAGTGGTCTTGAATTGTATATGTTCCATCTGGTGATGCTACTTTAACTCTTATTGTGTCTGAAGCCGCAAACTTCATAACAGAACTCATAGTAATCATTGCATAAGTTGCACCTGCATTTTGTTCTGTAAATGCCGCATTTTCATTACCAGTTTCCCCATCATTTCGCTCTATTTGACAAGTTAAATAATTACCGTTAGCAATCCCATCAATTCTTAGGTTAACACCAAACATATAAATTCCTGCAACTGGAACAACTATTTTACTACTAACTACTGTGCAACCTCCTTGTAAATATAGATTTTCACCGCTAACATTTGTTTCATCCCATGCTATAACTTGCCACCCTGTATCACTTGAAACACTTGCATCTGAAGCTAGACTTATTCTCCAAGCAGGAAGGTTTGGTTGAAGCACTCTTCCATCACTATTAATAGTTAAACCTGTAGTGCCACCACTATGTTGTATTGTATCTACTTTTAAAGTACTCATAGTACTACTAGCCTCCCACCACTTTCGATAGTCAACGTCACACCAGATGCTATACCTAATGTACCTGTAGCTGTGGCATTTTCAGTAGCAGTAATAGTAGTATTAATAGTCATAGACTGAGCATTTGTTCTAAACATACCACCATGCTTAAAGTTACCTTTATTTTCTGCGGCAGGAGCTACACTTTCACCTGCAAGTTCAAGAAAATATACAAATATATTATTACCAGAGTTACTAGAAGGAGCCGCTGTAAATGTAAGTGTTGACCCATCTGGCACAGTATATGCGGCACTATCTTGTACAACACCATCTACTGATACAAGTATCTCTTGTACCGATCCTATGGTTCTGCCAAGATCAAAGGTCGTATCGGAGCCATCGCCACTAAAACGGACTACGGCTGGAGGTGTTTGAAAGTTTGCGGCTGGTTCATTACCAATATAAGGCATATTATGTTATTTCCATGATGCTAAGTGTGCCTGATAGTTTATCCGCTACGCTACAGTCTATCCTTAGTACATCTGTAGTTTCTAGTATGACTTTACCTCCAGACAATAGTTCTAACGATGATCCAGCAGGTATGGGTACATCTTTTGCTAAGAACGATGTGCCATTAGCTACATTGTTTGCCCCACCTCTGTTAGCCGTATCACTTACAAGTTCCACTTCCGCTGTAACCTGAGAAGTATGTATGTTTGTCAGTATTAAGCCAATGATGACTGTAGTGGTACTGCTTGCAGCAGTGTAGACTACATACGGAGTTCCTGCAGCATTTGGTTCAGCCGCAAAACTTACAACTTTGAAGGTATTAGCCATGTCATACTCCTATATCAGCCCAAAGCGATGGCCAATGCGGTGGGATCGTCTGTGGCAAACCCTGCACTGGTTAAATAAGTTTTTACATCTGTAAGAGCTACTTGTTTCATTGTTCCTGCATCATTTGCTACTAATCTATCTGCATCGGCAAGAGTTGTACCTGTAGCAGATGTATCACCATCAATAATATTTAATTCTGTGGTGGTAACACTGGCTCCATCCAATATTTCTAACTCAGCCTCTGTAATGGCCGCACTTCCTATTGTTATTCCTGTAGAAGTAAGAACACCTGCAATAGCTACGTTATTGCTTGCGTCCTCAATTACAGCTTTCTCAGCAGGTAACGTACAGAATATCTGTCGTGTGCCAGCACTCCAGTTTACAGCACTGTCACTATTACTAGACTGTAGAATTGTAGTCCTAGCTAAAGTTGTGCCACTAGAGGTGTATGTGCCAATACCAACTTCAAAGTTGGCTCCATCGGTGCAACAGTAATATGTTGTATTGCTATTGCCAATAGAACCAAAACTTTCAAAGCTAGTAACCGCACCAGCAAGAGTATAGGTTCCTGTGCCAGTAGTGGTCGTAGTTTCTCTTACACGATCAGCAATAACGAGAGCCATTACGCAATCCTTATTATTGCGTTAGAAGCATCTGCCGTTGGAAATGTTACAGTAAATGTACCAGATGTAGAAGTTTTGTTACTTGTAAAGTCTAACACAGCTACTGACTTATCACTGTTGGTATCATTGTATATTAATGCACCCATTGCAGTGATTGTTGCAGTGGTAAAGCTTATATCTGCAAAATCTGTAAGAGCCGTTGTGCCTGAAGTTGTCGGTGCTACTTTTGTAAGTGCTCCTCCTCCAGCGGTATAAGATCCACTATTAGCAATCTCTCCAGTTGTAGTATATGCAGTCGTTGCGGCTCCAAGTGTAGCCGTAGTAGAAGATTTTCCTCCTCCACCTTCTGCGTATAAAGCAAGCTTAAAAGCGTTGCCGTTAGTTGCAAAATTATGTGTGCCTAACATCAATTCTTGTTTAAAAGATGTACACATTGCTTGTGTTATTGCCATTATAGCCTCCTTATGATATTTGCTAATTCTTTGTTACCAGTTTGTTCAATTACTTGAATAATTGTAGCACGTTCTTCTTTCTTTGCCAAATCAACATATCCTCTTAATAGATTTCTTACACGATCTGCAAACAAACGAGCTTGTTCTTGTATAGCAGGGGGAGCGTTGTCTGCCACATATACTATTTTATCAGTAGCCATATCAGCAATTTGGTCGCTTGAAAAACCACCATTTTGAGATGTATTTACCTTTACAGTTCCTATTTCTGCTGCATTAATTTGAAACATGATTATCAACTCCGTTTAGTTTTTGTATATCATGTCTTCCAAAAAGTATAGGTTTATTGTCTATAGGCTCTGGTGGAGCAATCTCAGACTGCTTCGTTATTAACAACCCTGTTTGATCTAGTTTCTGTACAAGAGGATCTTTTAATCTGTGATATCCGTACAACTTTTCGTTATCTGGTACGTTGGTGTCTAACAACCCAGATCTATTTGCTACCTCTACCTTTATGCCTTTTGAGACAGCAACAGCACACCAAAACTCTGTGCAAGCTCTGCCAGACTCTGCCATGTATAAATTGTCCTTATATGTATAATCTATCCCATAAAGACAAATAGAAGTGACATTACTGTGTATAGCAAAAGCAATAGCATAAGGTACAGTGTTGTTAAAATAACAAAGATTGGTAGATTTAATGACCTCTTCGAGTGGATATAATTTGAGATTTTTGACTCTTTTATCCAGTTCACAAGTGAAGATAGGTTTTTTGTTTTTTTTAAGAAACTCATTAGCAATACCTGTTTGTAATCCTGCGTTCTCTGTATCTAAAAAACGGGACACAGGGTCCATCATAAAGGTCTTGTCCACATGAATTATTGCACCGATACAGTTTATACCCCAAACCTCGTCAAAAGTTTCAGACCGTATTCTTGCGGCAACATAGTCCGCATAGCTTCCCCCTAACCCAACTACAGCTACTCTCATGTTCTGGGCCTATCTGGTAATCCTCTTCTATATGCATCTGTATTTTCTCTAGCTTCACCATAGTCTTTAAGTCTAGATAAAGATTCCATAAAACGCTTGTCGTACATCGCCATAACGTCTTGCTCCCCTTTCATAAAGGTGTACGCCTCTACTAGCGCCCCGTATAAAAGAGTATTTGGGGCGTTTGTGCTTAACCAAGTAGTTCCACTGGTACTCCCCGACGTAAGACTAGTTGGTCTGTAATAGTAATGCACTTCCGTCACAAAAGCCGAATTGGGTGTAGGGGCCACTATAAAATTGCTGTTGTCAAATCTTGCATAATACTTAGGGACGCCCGTAGTAGAAGAGTTAGGATTGAACTCTTGCACAAAGTTTACGTCTTTCTGTAATAAAAACTCCTTAGAGCTAGAGTTAGTAATTGACACGCTAAATGCTGCCAAAAAATCAGATGGAGTCGCAAGATATTGATTTCCTGACGTCATAGAAGCTGTGGCGTTTTTTCTAAAATATTCCAAATCTACTGCTTTAAGTATTCGCTCTTCTGCGGTCTTAATAAAAGTATCAAGGGTATCAACAAAAGTTGTTTCAGTATTTTCTGTAAAATTTTGTATCGCTGTTTTAAGCGTTGCGTATGTAAAACTCATGGTGTATTCGCTGTGCCTCCCATTCCTGAATGGTTTGTACAATAGTAATAAAGAGTTGGCGCTCCTGAAGCAACCGATATCTGTGTATATGCCCCACTACTGCCGGGGGTTCCGTTTGTTGTCACACCTGTCGTGTATTCTGATCCTGCACCATGCGTTCCATCAGAGGTAGAAGAAAACCTAAGAGGATGCCCTGAATTTGAAGAATCTGATTGATCAAAACGATATAGGCTGCCCTCAGACAAGTTTAAGGTAGCTTGCCTTGAACTATCTACATAATATTTATTTGAACCATAATAAGAAGCAACGGTTATTGTATAGGTTGCGGCAAGACCCGTTCCTGATGCGGTCTCATCACCTACTGCGCTAGTGCCTTGAACCCCTGTTGGGCTGACCGTTACACTTGTTGTTGAAGAATCTGCATCACTATCATCAGAAGCAAGGGTGTTTGTAATGGTTACTGTTCCTATCGCTCCCGTAGCTTCAAGATTAGACGTTAACGTAAAACCTATAATTCCAGACCCTACATTAGTAAGAACCGTTAAGGCGCTTGTTTCTTTTGCGGTGTCAGGTCTAGCGTCTCGTAGGGCCTGTACGTCGGCAACTACTTTAGAAGGGTGTAACTGCGGATGCTTGGACTCATACTCATCTCTTCCAACGAGCATACCATTCCACTCTTTACGCATATCTTTAAGACGATATCGAAAACCAGACCTGTCTGATATTCCAAATGCATGTTTGCCAGATGCCATCCTAGCCATGTTAATTTACCCTTAGATAATCATACCTCGGCACAACATTAAAAGAAGCTCGGTCTCTATCTTCTTGCATAGCTCTATCAAACTCTTCTTCATAAACCGCTTTTAAAAGTTGTACTCTTTCTGGAGATCTTTTAATTGCAATGTAATAAGCAAGCCCTGCCGCTAAACACGGATAAAATCTAAACGGTATATCTAACGTGTTTGTAAAAGCGTCAGAATCATCAATACGAGTAAGCGCATCATAATGTATAACATCTGTGCTATTTTCTGGAGCGGGCCAAACTTTAAGGTTGGGAGTTGTTTGCCGATCAAGGAAAAACTGCGAGGGTCTACCTGTTGTTGCTTTATTAGGAATACTTAAATATTGATCCCTACTTATTCTTTCCATAGTAAAGTCAACGTTGTCTCTGCGTACAACGGCAGACAATATATCAATAACATCTGTTCCAATCGAGTATTCTTTGTCGTCTGCCGTAACTGTTTGTGTGCGTTGTGCAATAGTCCATTGGTTTAACCCACGATTTGCCCATTCGGATAACATAAGATTAAGACTTCTGTTAGCGGACTTTAAATCGTACCCTGTTCTTACCTCCAGACCACATCTCTCGAAAGCTTCCTCAATATAGTCTGAAACGTCTAACTCAAAATTGGTGCTTCCTGAAACAGCCATTAGTACTCCTATATTTAATCAAGCAAAGAAAAATGTCATCATATCAGCAACGTCTAAAGTGTATGAAACACTCATTCCGTTTTCAAATAAGACCCCATTTTCAGGAATAGTTCGATCTATCACAGTATTAGCTGTGCCTATTGTTCTTGACGTAAACAAGGTTGTGCCACTCTCTGGAGTACCATTTACAAAAGAAACTGTTCCCGCAGTTCCACCCGAAACTACTGAAAAACCTTTTAAACGGATGCGTCCACCACCTCCTACGGCTTCCGCACAAAGAGTACCTGAACCCACTGTTATATTAGCAGCATATTGAGCCGAACACGCAACTGCCGTAACGGTAAGAAACAATTTTGTTCCCGCCACCGTTTCTGCCGAGCCTGTAGAAGTTATGACTTCTGTCATAGCATCACCAAAAACATCCGTGCCTGTAATAGTACAGGTTTTTGCATTGTCACTAGTACCTGCCGTTGTCACCGTAACATTTCTAGCCGCACCTCCAGCAAACGTAGTTGTCGCCATAGTTGCATCAGTATTAGGTCTTGCAGCAGTAACCAATCGATCTGGATCTGCCGCATTCTCGTCGTTAACAGTAAGCGCTTTTACATCTGATATACTCATTTATATCTCCTTATTTAAAAGGGGGATTTCTCCCCCTATATTAAGCCTCGTAACCCATCAATTCAATTAATAGTTTACCTGCTGTAAAGTCACCATCTGTAGTTGTACCACAAGTTAAATATAAAAATTCATCAGCGGCTGGAACGGCAGTAAAGTAAACTTTACTTCCTAATGTTGCATCACCTGCGTTAACCAATAATGTTTCGCTTAATCCACTAATAGCACCATCTTCTACTCCAGTGCCTTCTGTTGCGGAGTGTACGTTAATGTCTGGGTCACCACCAGTTGGAGCTTCAAAACATTCCATACTACCCGTTAAGATAGTTCCGTTTTGTGACGCAGTAATTTGTCCAATGTGACAAACTAGTGAAGTTCCGTTGACACCAATGATGTCACCACCAGCGGTAGATCTTAAACCCGTTAAATCAATTAAAATTCTTGTTGTTATAATACCACCAACTCTTTGAATGGAACTTCTATAAACAGTTCCAGAACCAGTTGTTATACCAGTTCCTGCTTCTGTTGCTAAAGTGTTTGCATCTAGCGAGGCAAATCCCGCAGAAGAAATAGACATCTGTGTGGTTTCTGCACCAGTTGCTGCTGTTGTAGCTATTGAGGAATAGCCACCTTCAGAACGTAATGTTCCTTTAAACGTTGTATTAGCCATATGTAATCTCCTTGTCTTGGCTGTTGTCAGTCACACAATGCAACTGTCAGGGATAAGTTATTATATCAAGTATTTACAAAAAATAAAGGGCGACTTTCGCCGCCCCTTAAAAATAAACAAATTCTAAACCTTACGCGCCGGGGGTCCCAAACACAGATCTCCAGTCAGAAACACCAAAGGAATAACGCTCACGAGCCTTAAACCGCATGTTTCCTGTATCAAAATCGCCTTCCATTGCAGTTTTAATAGCTGCTCTGTTAAACATTTTGAAACCATTTGGAGCATCAGTTTTAATGAAAAATGCATCTGTATCCGTAAGATAATGGTTTACTACTGCTCCGTCTGGAAGCATTCCCATGCTCTTAGTTGCATTTACATCATTGTCCGCTGTTCCCGGTCTTAATGCAGAGTTAATTACTCTCTCCGCAGTAAACTGCAATTCTTTTGGAATAATAAGTTTCATTCCTCTAACTGCAATTTTAAGACCTCTTTCGTCGGTTAGACCTGCAATGTCAATCAACATTTGCTCTAATGATGTCTCATTAAGATCCGCCGCAACTGAAAGAAGGTTACGTTGGTTACCAGACACGGAAGGGTGAGAGGATGAGCAGAGCGCGGCTCCGTCACCAATCGCATTCGCTCCAGTGCTAAAGGCGTTATTAAGAATAGATGCTGCCTTTATCTGCTTTGTTGTAGACATGGAACGAGCCAAAGCTTTAGTATATCGGCTTGCAAGACGGTCATAAAGATTGTCTTCAATAGCCTCTTCAGTAATACTAAAAGCCAAAGCAATAGTTTCATGTGTATAACGGGCAGTGAAGGTTTCTTGTGCGCTGTCAAAAGAGATTGCTGATCCCTCCTGCTTTACAGGCGCATTACCAAAACCCGATAGCATTACCTCTTCTTCAAAAGCCCTATCTGAGGTCTCTTCGTCAAAGATTTCTGCATGCTCGTTTTCATAACGGTCATACTCAAGTCCGAACAAGGCATTAAGGCCGGGTTCTAACTCTTTCGCTAGTTGTGCGCGAGAAATAGCCATATCCTATCCTCCTTATATCGCTGTTGTAGCAAGAGTGCCTACAGCCGCACCGACGCCAGAATTGTATGGATGATTTAAACGCACGACATATTGATGTCCAACAGCGGAGTAGTCTGTATTACCCGCCTCATCGTAAAGGCCAACAATTCTTACGTCTAAAGTATTAGTAGTTGCAGCAGTGCTAATGTCCAGCATGTCCGAAGCCACGCCAGTATTTGTACTACCACTATTTACGCTTGCCATGTCACAGTTTGCAAAAGTATCCGCAAGAGCAGTTGCTCTATTAGTATTTGTGCCATCTGCTGCCACAACGTAAAGTTGCATTGGGTCGTCATAAACGAACGCTTTTACAGGGTGGTTGGTGTCCACACTTACGTTGTTTGATCCGGGCCAATAGTTTGAAAATACGGTCTTCCCAGTATTGGAGTCAACGTACTCTACCCCACCTAATACACCGAGAGGAGCAACTGCTTGATCTGAGATCGCAATGGTTCCTGCTGCTAGAGGAATAACAATTCCTCCATTGTATATAGCTGTGGTATAGTCACTAGCAATTTCGTACTGCGTTGTCGCATTATTGAAAGGATTGCCACCCACTTTACCGATAGGACGAAGACCATAGCCACCAGTTAATTGATTTGCCATAATTTTGGTTCCTTATCTTTTATGATAGTCCCTATTTGTTTTGAGAACCACCAAAAGTTACACGAGATTGACGGTTAGGTTTACTAATCGTCATGGTTGAATGAGCGTTCTCTCGCATCATATCAGAATCTACAGCTTGCATCTGATCAGAATTTCTCTGGTCAAAATAAGCAGTTCTTTCAGCTACAGTTTCTACTGGAATACGAGCTAACATTAAGCCTCCCACTCCGAACACACCTTCATACTTACCCGAATCAATAACAGGAGATTCAAAATCTGGGTACTCATCCTGTCTTACCAATTCCCATCCTTCTCTTAGCTTCGCGCTAATGTTTTTACGGTCATCAAACCCTCTAACTTCGGCACGAATCCAACGATGTTTAAACCCATCTGGTGCGGGTGGTGCGTCCAACATGGACGGTGGAGCCCACGGCTTACGCTGCGCCGTATTCTCTCTAGTTTGTTTTGCGCGAGGCGTTCTTTCGACAGATCCTCCGAAGTTTAACTCTTTATTATCTGACATTTTTTACTCCTTCACGTATTTCGCGTATTCTTCTATTGGCACACCCAATCTTTTAGCTATATCAACTTGGGTCGGGGTGAGTTTGACCTTTCTACTTTTACTGCGCCCAGAGGTAGCAGAGCGTGATACAGAAGCAACCGTCTGAGCGGGTCGATTACTCCGAGACTCTGTAGAAGGTGCTTCCGCACCTCCATTTAACTTATGCGGAAATTCTGTCCGCATACGGTTATCTAATTCACTATAGTACTCATTTGAGCTTGGGTCAAACCCTTCGTTCTCAACCATGCGTTTATGTATACCAAAAGCCGCATACGTCATCGCTTCATCTGTGCCGAACCAATCGTTATTTTCTGCCCATTTTTGAGCTTTAGGATCAGGTGGTTTAACGGGTTGAGGCGCGGGTTGAGCCTGTTGCGTAGGTTGAGGCGTATTCTTGAGAGATTCTTGTTTAGCTTTAGCCTGAGATGCTCTGTCCGCTTCTATAGTCAAACGGCTTATTTCTTTCTGGGCTTCTACAGCTTGGGCCGTATCCCCTATTTCCATAGCCGATTTAAGCTTAGTCTCTGCTGCCGACATTTGCGTGTCAACACGGGAACTATACTCATTTATATAGTTCTGATCCATGCTAGTCACACGGGTCTTTAACTCATCCGCTTCCTGTTGAACCTTTTGAGCATAGCGTAAAGCTTCCTCTCGCTCCCGCTCGGCAGTTCGCATTTTCTTAGTTAAGCGGTCTATCCTTTTTTGCGTGGCGCTTTCGGCTTTGCTGAACTGGTCGTCTTCTTGGGACGACCCGGTTTCGGTTTCGACGATAACTTCTCCGGCTTGACCAGACGCCTGATTCGCGCCCATATCCTCGTCAGTATCGACTTCAATTTCTCTAATATCTGTTTCATTATTCTCTTTCTCTAACATAATAACTCCTAAAAATGAAGAATATCTGTGGGTTCTAAAATTTTGGCAAGTATCTCATCATCGTTGAGAATACGAACCTCACCACCTTCTATCTTAAAACGTGATCCTGAATATCGGGCAAACATTACCCAATCTTTTTCCGCACACCAAGGCCCCGTAGGGAACTTTTTCTCGTCTTTGTATGCTAAATCTCCGACTTTAAGTACATATCCCACTTGCGTGGAAACTTGTTGTTCTTCCACAACAGTGTTGGGAAGAAATAGACCACCTTCGGTTTTACCCTGACCTTTGTATGGCAAAACTAATATTCGCCAACCTGTAGGACTAGGCATTCTTTCAATTAAGGATTTATTAAGAAGTTCTGGATCTAAAACTGTCGATTCTTCTTTTGGCGCTTGCCAAGCATCTTTCAGTTCTGGTTCCTCAGTTTGTGTGTCAGTCAATGCTGCGCTCCTGTTTTTCTAGCAGGCTCTTGAGTTCCTGTTCTACATAATTTAGGCCATCAAGGATGCCCATGAGTTTCTTATAATGCTCCATATCTCTGATATTGTCTCCGCCTAATATATCATAAATACTTTGCCGTCGTTCTCTTATAACCCTAAATACGGAATCCGCAATAAATATCTCATCCATTCCTATATCCCCATATCTAGTCTTACAAGATTGGGTATACTCTTATCATGTCTGATATGAAAACGCCACCCTTATTTTATCATACTAATAGAAGTCTCCGTTGTTTCCTTATTTCTACGGGTCCAACCCTTACCAAAAGTTTTAAAAGTGCCTAGACTTTCGTAAAACTCTTGCCTAATTTTTCCAAACTCTTCAATCATATATTTAGGGTTCTGTCTGTTTATCAAAGCAAGCGTCTTAGGTCCTATCGCCCCATCTACGGATGCCCCACAGATTTTCTGCAACGCCTTGGCCGCACGACCCGTGCCGCTGTTCACGCCCCAATCGAACGCACAAAAATCCAACCCACTAGGGAGGTCGTCACATTTAAGTCTCGCCCAGTAACTTTTCTTGTATATAGGCGCCACATCCTTTACGGTAAGCTTCTTCATGCTCTTTTTACCGCCACTAGCAACATATACTTTCTTAGTAACTCCGAGATTGGTTTCTCCTCCGGGGTCATCGGGATGGTTTACATACCCACCTTCGTGATGCAAAAGCATCTCTAGACATTTGTCAAAATTTGCCTTCATTTCTTTCCTCCTCTTACAGCACCACCTTTTTTCTTGTACTGTACTTTAGTTCCCACCTTTTTAGCGGCACTCTTAGCCATAGCCATCCCTTTAGGTGTATACGGATAATGTTTTTTTCCAACTTTAGGCATAATTTCCTCCTTATTTTGTTAAGCCTTTTGTCTTTTCGTATGACCTCAATCCTCCGATTCCGAGCATACCGCCCAAAACAGGCAACAGTGTACCCACATCAAATTCAGGTAAATCAGGGGGTTCTATGCCTA